GATGTTATAGTAACTCCTTGGAATAATAGAGCATATGAAATTGCAGATGTTGCTGAAGAAGAACATATTTTTCAATTAAAGAAATTCATTTGGGGTTTTGTACTTAGAGCATTTAGATTTAGCGACCAATCTGATGGAACAGTTGGTATTCAAACAACAGTTGGTGCTAAAGAACCATTCAGAGGATTCAGAGACCCAACTGATAAAGATATTGATACATTTACAGAACCACTTACAGCCTTTGGTGATAATGATTGGTTAGAAAAGGAGAGCAACCAAATAGAAAATTACGATGGTATAGATACTTCAGTATATGGATATTAAATATGAGATTAAGAAATTACATCACAGAGCAAGACGAATCCTATGATGAAATAGTTATTAAAGTAAAAGGCGAAGAAAATCAAGAATTAATAAAACTTTTAAATGCTATAAAGATTGCTGGTAATATAGGACATTCAGCAACCGTTGTGATGGACCCAGATATTAAAGAATATAAACAAGATTTCTTTTTTGATGGCGATGGCGCTTTTTATATGAAAAGTTTAAAATTAAACGGCCAAGAGTATAAAGGATAATAATTATGAGGTTACAACTGTTTTTAGAAAATGACATGGAGCAAATTCATGCGGAAATAATAAAGTTCTTAAAGGACAATCCTAAACCAAAGGATGAACAAATTCATGCATTAGCAAAAGAATTAGGAATGGAACCAAGTGAGTTCGAAGAGCATGTCTATATGATACTTGGTGATAAACTCAAAAAAGAAGAAAGAATATCAGAAATGATGAGTCTGCCACCTAGTACTGTCGAAAAACTTGACCCAAAAACAATAGATATGGAAATGTTAAGACGAGGAATAATCGCAGAAATGGATGCAGTTAATCTCTATGAGCAAATGGCCGCCAACGCAACAGATGAAAGAATCAAAAAAATAATGTTAGACGTAGCGTATGAAGAAAAAGTACACGCTGGAGAGTTTGAAGCTCTTCTTGAATTAATAGACGAGGACTATGAAGAAGCAGAGGAAGAAGGTGAAGAAGAAGTAGAAGATGAAATAGGAAAAGGTGAAGAGGAGGAAAAATAATCCGTGAAAGGTTATTACTATTATGAAGCCATTAGGAAACTGATAGTTCAGTTTCTTGATGCGTTTAATGACATACAAATTAAAAGGTTAGAACCAGATGGTCAAACTATAAGGGAACTTATACATGTTCCTATAAAGCTTTCAGTTAAAGAAAAATTCTGGTACTGGTTACAAGAACGTAAAGACGATGAAGTATTACCAATGATAACTGTGTGGATGACAACAATAGACTTTGATGCGACCAGACAAGTTAATAGCTTTTTTGAAATATGTAAAAGTACCAATATACAAGATGGAACACATCAGAAGTTTCCGCATCCATCACCATATAACTTTACCTTTACAATGAATATCTGGTCGCTTTATCTATATGACATAGACCAAATATTAGAACAAATCCTACCATTCTTTACTCCTCAAATTTTTATAAGAATAAAAATTGAAGAACTAGAAATTGAATTTGATGTTAAAGTTATTTTCCAAAGTTGTACACCAGAAGTAACCCATGATATGTCTGATGAAGATTATAGAGTTATAAATTATACTTTGGATTTTGTTGCTCAAACCTGGTTGTTCAAACCACTTGAAACGTCTGGTGATGATTTAATAAAACGCATTTATACAAATTATTGGTTAACAGAAGAAGGATTAGCAAGATCATTAACCGACACAACAAGTACTTTTACATCTGGTGCTTCAGGTGGTATATCAACACTTCTTTCTGGGGGCCATGATATAGACGGCAACATCATTTATAAATATGAGGAGTTTGGTCCAGAACCATATATTAAATAAGGAGATAAAATGGCATTAGTTTGCGCAGAGAGCGGATTAGTAAATTTAGGTAAAGCAACACCATCTAACTATCAGTTGATGTTTGCATTGATACCAACAGAGCCAACTATTAGCGCAATGAATCCACTAATACTTAATATTTTCTCGACAGTTGTTCCGGCAATTTCATTTGCAGAAGAAGAACTATCTTATCAAACAAACAAAACAAAACATGCCCAAGGCCCATTAGTATATGAGCAATGGACTTTAAGTTTTGTGGTAGATTCATTATTCTTTAATTGGCAAACAATAACTAATTGGATGAAGTACTATAATGATAATTTTGAGAAAATAGCTGAGTTACATAAATTATATTCAGTAGATGCATCACTTGTAATAACAGATAATTATAGAGATAACATTATGGAATTAAGATTCATAGATATTTGGCCTCTATCTCTATCTGAAGTATCGTTAAGTCAAAGAGAGGGTGATACTCAACTTGAATGTACGGCCAATTTTAGTTATGACTATTTTCTCATAGTCTAACAAAAAAAGATAAATAAGTATAAATATAAATAGTAAAGTGAACTAAAGGCTTGCCTGAAGCTTAAATTATCAGGCATAAGGAGGAAAAAAATGGCACTATACTTAAGCCCATTAGTAGATGTCAATGAAATTGACTTAACTACTACAATTCCAGCTGTGGCGACCTCCATAGGTGTATTAGTTTTAAGAAACTCGTGGAAAGGTCCAGAACTTAAAAGACAACTAGTAAATAGTGTCGATGAGCTAATTGATATATTTGGTGAACCTGAAAATGTTTCCTACGAGGATATTTTTTCTGGTATAGGATTTCTAAAATATGGAGTAAATCTATATTGCACAAGAGCGTTAGCACCAAGTGCTACATTTGCTGGTGTATATGGAACAACAATATCCGCTGGAACAGTAACCCAATATACTTCTGGAAACGCTTATCAACTAAGTGACTTTGCATCAGAAGATACAGATGAATTTAATGATGAAAGTACTGTGTTTGATGCCGGAAGACCAGATTTCGGTTCCGAGTTTTCATTTATAGCTAAAGACAGAGGAGATTGGGGAAATTATTTACAAATAGCTTATATTGGTAGAGATATTTATGATGGCGTAAGAAGAGGAACAGCAGCTGCCACATTAGGTATTTCAGCATCTCTATATGATGATATATCTGATATTGATAAAGCATTTAGCGATGACAAACAATACTTAGTTATAATAAGAGAAGCCGAGCAAGAAGATATAAATAAAAGTCCAGTTCCTTACCAAGTTGTCGAAAGTCATTTGGTATCAACCGATCCAAGAGCAATAGACGATGGTGGATCAAATATATATGGACCAAATTGGATAAACCAAGTCTCCAGTTATATCAGAATGGCTGTATCACAAGCAAGTGGTATGGACAATAAAGATATGAGTGGGGCATACATGGTAAGTTATTCAAATATGGGAGGTGGAGTAAGAGACCAAGGTGATGCAGTTACAGATGCTGATATTATAGAAGCATATCAATTGTATCAAGACCCAGAAAGAATAGATGTTAACTTATTCATTGATGGTGGTAAATCAACAACCGTCCAACAATCACTCATTAGTATTTGCCATGATAGATTGGACGCCATGACAATACTTGATGTACCAAAATCATTAGTAATAAACAATAAAGGGAACGAAGCCACTGACTGTAGAGATTTTAGACTTGGCCAGGGTGCTGTATATAACTTAAATGAAAATACAAGTTACGCGGCACTGTATTCTAACTGGTTGAATGTATATGATAAATGGAACGCAATATATCGTTGGGTACCAGCTTCAGGATATGTAGCTGGAATTTATGCAAACACAGACGATGTAAGTGAACCATGGTTCGCTCCTGCAGGACTCAATAGAGGTATTCTACAAAATGTTAGAAAGCTAGCATGGAATCCAGTCAAGGGTGAAAGAGATATACTATATAAAAATGGTTTAAATCCAATCGTATCATTCTCCGGACAAGGAAAAGTTGTCTGGGGTCAAAAAGATATGCTGGATAAAAACTCAGCGTTCAATAGAGTTAATGTAAGGAGACTTTTCATTATTATAGGAAAATCAGTCTCGACTGCTTTAGCATATTTTCTATTTGAACCAAACGATTCTTTCACAAGATTACAAATTATTAATATGGTTGATCCTTTCCTCAGAGATGTTAAAGCTAGAAGAGGAATATTTGACTACTTGATAGTCTGTGATGACAGAAATAACACACCAGAAAGGATTGATAGAAATGAATTATGGGTTGATATTTATGTCAAACCAACAAGAGCAGCAGAATTTATAGTACTTAATTTGATAGCTACCAAAACTGGAGCTTCTTTTACAGAACTAGTAGCCGCTCAAGCACCAGCGTAATAAAAAATAGGGGACAGAATCTGTCCCCTTAATAAAATAAGGAGAAAACAAAATGCCAGAAGTAGATGCTTTCAATATTGAAAAATTTAAATCGAAATTTGGTGATGGAGCTAAAGGTGGATTATTCTACTTTAGACCAGCGTGGCCAGGTGGTATACAACAAGATGTAACCACAACAGATGCTGTTTACTTAGTTAAAACAGCAACTGTTCCAACTACTACATTAGCAGAAGATACTCTGGCCTGGCAAGGTATGGATTATAAGTATGCGGGTAAGCGTACATATGGTGATTTAGCCGTCACTTTCAATGTTGATAGATTCGCAAAAATAAGAATGCTATTTGAAAGATGGTCAAACTTTATCCATGATCCAGCAACAAATTTAAGAGAAACCTCAAGTAACTATATGGTAGATCAAAAATTACAAATGGTTGGATATGATGGACAAGTAATACTTGAGTTTACTATGCACCACGCATGGCCAAAAGATATTGGATCAATAGCTTTAGATTACTCATCAGCAGATACGATAACTTTTGATGTAACGTTTAGTTATATCTATCATACTCTATCATTCAGTGAATCAGGTGGTGTATCCAATCAACAAGGTTAAAAATTAAATAGGTGAGGTGAAAAATGTCAGAAAAAGCAAAATTTCGTGATTACTTAAATGTCTATAATTTTACATGTGAACTACCTGGAACCGGTGAAAGAATAGACTTCAAACCCATTACAACAGGTCAGCTTAAAAAACTCTTAACTTATGAAAATGAAAAGAATCCAGTTCATCAAGAAGAAGCTATAGATGAACTGATAAGAATGTCCATAACAACAGAGGGATATGATTCAGATACAATGTTTCTCGAAGATAGATTTTTCTTTATAATTCAAATTAGAAAAAAGTCAAAAGGAGAAGTATTAGAATTTACCAATAAATGCAAAGAGTGTAAATCTCAAAGTTTAATAAAATTAAGCCTTGATGATTTACCAGTTATATCAAAAAATCCAGAAGAGAACGCAGAAGTTGAATTAAGTAATGGTATAAAGATAAAATTAAAACATGTAACCCGTGGTGAACAAAAACAAATTAAACCAAATGTATTTATAGGGTTAACCGATACTCAAAAATCTGCTGAAATGCAGATATATACCACAGCATTAGGTATTTATTCTGTTACTACTCCTGATTTTGGAGAAGAAACAGAATTAGCATTAGAAGATAAAAGATACTTAGTAGAAAACATACCAACAAATGAATTTGAAAAATTAAGAAACTGGTATGATGATAATTTTTTTGGTATTGAATTTAAAACTGAACTAAAGTGTGTTCACTGTGGTCATCCTGAAAAAATGGAAATTCCCATGGATAGCGCTTTTTTTTTCTAACCAAAATGTGGGAAACAAATTATGAACAAATAATACAAGAACAATATATGTTAGCCAGACGATCACATATAAGTATTACAGAATCAAATAACATGGCGGAATTTGAAAGATCATTTTATGTTGACTTGTTAATAGCAGAAGCGATAGAAGAAGCAACATCATACGAAAACATAAAAATATAAAGGAGTTCGCTTAGCTCTAAGCTAAAGGATCAAAAGGTCTCAAGACTCGAAATTGAGACCTTTTTTGTTGTAATTATGGCAGAAGAAGAAATAAAAAAACTTAATAAGAGTGTAGAATCTATAATGAAGCACATTGGTGCCCAAGGTTCTCCTGCGCAAGCTAAAAAGGAAGCAGATCAAAAATCAAAAACAGCCCAACAAGAAGCAGATAATGTAAAAAAAGAAGAAGATTTATTAGATGATAAAGAAAAGGGTGACAAGGAATCAAGAAAATTATTTGCTGGCACAATGAGAGCTGGTTCTTTTATTTGGCAAAATTTAAGCACACATGTATTTTCAAAAATGAATGAGATTTTTGGTGCTGTTGTTAGTCATGTTAGAGAAGTACTCGGTCCAGTGACTGCTGTATATGATGCAGCTAAAGCAGCTCTTAATAGTGCATTTGCCTTTATCAAAGGCACAATTTTTAGTTTCAAAGACAAGCCCACAGCAGCAGAAAAGAAAACACATGGATTTTTAAAAACCATATCACTATTTGCACAAAAATCAATAGATCAAATGAAAGGTGAATTTGTAGCAGGGCTTGGTGGTAAAGACAAGAAAAAACCTGGGTGGATGACAATTTTACTTCTTACTATTGGAGCTATAATAGGTGGTATTGTTGCAGCAATCTTAAAACCATTTGTATTGCTCGGTATGGCAGTCAAAAAAGTTGTATCTCTTTTTCATAAAATACCAAAGTTTACTCAAACACTCATTAAAATTGGCCATTTTTTTAGAAGAATATCAATTGCTATTGAAAAACTTCCAGGTGTTGGAAAAATAATCACAGCATTTGGAAAAATAGGCGGTTTCTTCAAAACAATTGGAAAATTTATTTTTAGTCTTATTACTAAAATACCAGGTGTAAAAACACTGTTACTTGGATTTAAGGTTGGATTCAAATTTCTTGGTTGGCCCATTGCAGTATTATTTGGTATTATAGATTTCGTAAGAGGATTCATAAAAGAATATGGAACAAGTGGTAGCATAATAGAATCTATTGGTGTTGGATTAAAAACAGCAATTATGGGATTTATAGAATTACCTGTTAAAATAATTGGTTGGATGATTGATAAAGTACTTGGTTGGTTCGGTGTAGAAGGCGCTGACTCAGCTAAGAAAATGTTAGGTTGGATTGGTGATTCATTCGACTTTGTTTTTGGAATCATTAAATGGTATTGGACAACTTTGATAGGAATTTTCAAAATGGTTTTTGGTGGACTATATGATTTAATTAAGCCATTTGCGGATAAGGTCTGGCCTGAAATAAAAAAATGGGCAACTTTAATGTTTACAGTTTTAGAAACAATTTGGAGTTTTTTGGGTGGTATAGCTAAAACAATACTTGAACGTTTTGGAATTGAATTTGGTGATGATAAAAAAGTACCCGACTCACCAGCGAAAAGAAAAAGATTAACTGAAGCAGAAAGGGCATCACAATTAGAAAAGATAAGAGAAGAACAAAGAGCTATATTAGCAAAAGAAAAAGCGGATAAAGAAAGAGCCGACGCCTTAGCAAAAGCAGCAAAAGAAGGTAGTAAAGCTGTAGTCATGGCTGCCGGGGGAGCCGGTGGTGGTGGTGGAGAAGTTCCACAAATTCCAGATGAAGTAGATAACTGGGGTATAACCTCAAAAAATTATGATATGGAGATGATGTAATGACGGAAGAAGGATTCATTTTCTCACCCGGTGAACAAGTAAAGAGACCATATAAACTATTACCTTGGTCAAGTCCTGAGTGGCAAGGGAATGCCATGTGGATTCATTTAAAAGCAAAAAAGATAACCGACCAAACGACTGCTGGTCGTGGTGGTTCTATTGCCGGTGGTGCTGATGGAGCAGAATTTGTTTTCCTTGGACCAAACGAAATACCAGAAAACATAGGACATACTTGGGATGAGTATGACTCGATACAATCAAGAGTTGCAAATAAAGTAAGAGATGCCGCAAAACTTGGAGCAGAACTTAAGTCATTGGGTAGTGGGTTGTCAAAATTCAATGTTGGTGATATTTCAAAGGTTTTCCAATCATCTATGGACAACTTTGGATCAGCCGCTGAAACGTTGGTAAAGGCCGCTTATAATGCTGTAGCCGCACATTCAATTCCAAAGATAAAAATTGACACACCATTATACTATGGTGGTTCAGAAAGAAGGCAGCTAGTTTTAGACTTTAATCTTATAACGGAAAGTGATAATCCAAAAAATGATGTGGTGGATGTTGTACAAGACTTAATGAGATATTCTGCGGCGAGTAGTAAAGGAGATGTAGATATTGAATTTCCATATTACTTCGAAGTATGGTCGGAACCAGGTAGAGCAATAAATTATACAACCGCAGCTTTAATGGCAGTTCAAGCTGCGTGGACTGGGCCTTGGTTGGGTGGATATCCAACTGCTTGTAAGATGTCTTTAACTTTTAAAGACATATCACCTCTATACAGACAAACAATTTCAAAGGGATCAATAATAAATGTTATAAACAGAAGCGATACTAGATCGAAACAAGCTAGAGGAGTAACAGCCACCAATGTAAGTAATAGTTTAGCCGCAACAAGAAGAGAACGTGAAGCAGCAGACGCCGATAAGATAGACACCAGCACAGGAGGTTAAAGAAACCAAACACCTGTAGTAATATAATTAAATAAACATCCTGAAAGTATACCACCAACTGCAAAAATACCGGTAACAGTCATTAATACACAAATTTTCATTACATCTATAAGTTGTTGTTTAATTGGTATCATAGATCAAATAACTCCTCTATTTCAAAGTCTATAAAAGAACAAATAGGCTCACAATAAATTTTGTGATTACCACACGTATCAACCATTTCACAATTCATTGGCGTTTTACCTTCTCTACCCTCAAGCCAGTGCTCTACTTCATGTGGTATTTTATGCTCACAATCTTCCTCTTTACATTTATCTGCTCTACAGCAAATTACTTTTTGGCTCAAAACTTTAACTCTCCTTTGTATAAATAGTAATGATGAAATTTAAAAATTACCTAAATGAAGTACTCAAAAAGAAAGTACCAGTTATAAATGTTTCTGGTTCTGGCGCGTATCAATTAAGGTTCAAAGCAGCCGGTGAAGAGTGGATGTTCCTAGCAAATGATACAACATTTTCAGATGATTGGGATATATACTTCACTAAAGTAGAAGTTGATCCTAGTGACCCATGGTCTTTAAAAGGGGATGTTGGATCAAAGGTATTTGAAGTATTCGCTGGTGTCGCTGAGTCACTTAAAAAATTTGTTAAAGATAAAAACCCAGAGTACTTCCACTTCACAGCTCAAGGAGCCAGTAGGATCAAACTCTATAAAAAACTATCTAAATTAATCGAAAGAAAATCTGGTTATGAACATATAACTACAAAGACCAAAGGTAAATCCGTTATCTTTTACTTTTCTAAATAACAAACAACTCATCCTCAAACCAATCTTGTAATAACAATATTAAATCATCCTCATAAAACATAAATTCTCTATGCCTATATATATTATGGTCATAATTATCCACTTGTACTTTATAATGGTCGCCGTATTGATGACTACTTTTACCAGCACTCTTAATAGTTCCAAACATTGGAATAAACCCATCTGAGTTTTCATACTTTTTGGTTAAACAGCGTCTTAGCCCATGAATGGGACCACAAGTTTTATCCAATAGCCTTACTTTATCACCTACCTTAAATTTCATAATAAAAAATCCCCGTCTTCAAACATCTCAGGCTTCTTGATAAATTTGATTCCATATCCTGACATAACAAATTGTCTGCCATCAAATATTCTTTCAACCAAATAATGGTCATCACCGCTCATTTTAAGTAGTTTGCAAACATCACCATCACCAGAAGATTTATCATAAATCCACTTACTACTTCCATCTTTTTTAGCAATATTATAATCAAAACCTCTAAATGAACGACCATGTTGTGATAGGTGTTTTAATATATATTTGCTTACGTCAGCACCAAGTTCTATGGCCAT